TTGACACAGGGGGGCAGCCTCACTCTTAACCACGCTATGTCTCAAGTGTTCGGGTGGACGATTAATGCCCCTTCAATGGTTCTGGGCGGAGGGGGTTCGGCAACTGACACGGGTGCGCTTCTTGTCGGGGGCAACGTTAACCAAGGCACGAATCGTTATGGATTGCTCATCATCAGCAACCCTACAGGCGGCACGCTCAACTATGCTTTCCGCCAGTCGAATGCTTCTGCCCGCGCGCGTTTTGATGGAAGGCTCGACATCAATCGTGGTATCGCCCTTGGTGGGGGTGCAGGGGCCACCCTTGGAACGATTGGTGCTACAGGCCCAACAGCGGCAGCACAGGCTCAATGGGTCGAGATTGACATTGGAGGGGTCGCGCATTGGATCCCCGTTTGGGTCTAGGGAGAAGCTATGGCTGGTGAAGAGCATGCGCTTGCACAAGATCATTGGGAGCTTCTTCAAGAAGCTATCCGCTATAAGATGCGAGAACGACAGATTGACCCCACGAACGTACAGGTGTGGCTTGATCTTGTTCGTGAGTACTGGCATCTTCTTCAGGACCAGGGCGCTGTCACTCTGTACATCAAGGGAGAGCAATTGAAAGAAGCTATGGCACAGAAGGCTGCCGATGACGCTTCTTCAGCGGCGCTTGATGCACAGATTTCAGCCCTACAGGCGTTCATCGCTGCGAACATGCCACCACAACCATAGGAGACGATCATGGGAGTAGAAGCTCGACGTAACGCCGAAAAGCCAAAGGTTCTTGAGATGCCTGAACCTGAGAAGTTGACGAAAGAGGGGGCAATTAACGTTGTGAACCAACTGTGGCAGGTGACGCGAACTGCTCCACAGAACGCTGATGTTCACATTCAGTGCGTTCAGATGCGGGACGCACTGCTCAAGTATTTGGGGTAAGACATTGTGTTGTTTCTCTGGTGGCTCTTTGGGCCAGCGTTCAATGAGGAGTCTGAGAATGAAACTGAACTCGACGACTCCCAGAACGATACCGACATCGCAGCCTCAGAGAACGACACAGAACTTGCAGAGTCTGAGAACGATACTGAAATCGCGAACTCCGCAACTGAAACAGAGATTCTAGGAGAGCAGGAAATGGGTGTCTTCCATCTGAAGAATTTGGATACGCGTCGGCCACTGGACGTGACGCTGCGCCTGCCCGACGGTTCCCTTCCTGACCTCACAGGTGCTACGATCAAGCTCCACATCTGGCTTGTTAGTGGCACCAAGCTGGAGCGGGACATGAGCATTGTGGGTGCTCCAACGAATGCCCAGGTTCGGTATACGTGGCTCGCGACCGATTGGGATCCAGGACAATTGGTCATTGGACCCACGTTGCCCCTGGCTAAAGGACAACGCGAACATCGCTTTGAAATTGAGACGATCAACGGTGCTGCGCGAGAGACCTTCCCCAACGCAAGATATGACACCCTGCGCATCATCACTGACATAGGACAGGGAACATGAGAAAGCTTCTTTGGGTTGGCGACGCTGTTGCTGAGACTGGGTTTGCCCGCTGCACTCACAACACGCTCGCCATCCTTCAAAAGACGTGGGACGTAGCGGTCCTAGGGTTGAACTATCTTGGGGATCCTCACCGATACCCCTATCCCATCTATCCCTGCGCCCCTGGAGGGGATCCGTTTGGCCTGGGGCGCATCAAGGACATAGTGGAGACGATAAAGCCAGACGCTCTCGTCATTCAGAATGACCCTTGGAATATCCCGATGTACGTCAAAGCACTCGAGGATGCAAAAGTTTCATTCATCATTGCTGCACTTGCTGTTGACGGCAAGAACTGCAATGCGAAAGCGCTCAATGGGCTTGACCTTGCTATCTTCTGGACGGAGTTCGGGAAGAATGAAGCGCGCCTTGGAGGCTACGAAGGGCCGGCCGCAGTGGTGCCCCTTGGGGTGGACGTTGAAACGTACCACCCGAGAGATAGAAGGGAAGCCCGTAAGGCATTGGGGCTTGACCCCGTAGTGGATGCCTACATTGTCGGCAACGTGAATCGGAACCAGCCTCGAAAGCGTTTGGATTTGACCGTGTCTTACTTCGCGGAGTGGGTGAAGGAGTTTGGGCACAGGGATGCTTATCTGTACCTGCATGTCGCCCCCACTGGCGAGCAGGGATACAACGTACAGCAACTGATGAACTACTACGGATTTGGAAAGGAAAACAAACGGCTCATCTTCTGCGAACCCGACATGGGGTACGGGGTGCCTGAACTTCAGTTGGCGCACGTCTACGCTTCCTTTGATGTGCAGTTGACCACCACTCAGGGCGAGGGATGGGGCCTCTGCACGATGGAAAGCATGGCATGTGCCATTCCTCAGATTGTACCCGACTGGTCGGCTCTGGGGGAATGGCCTGAGGACACGGTCATGCGGGTGCCTTGCTCAGAGATTGCAGTCACGCCGAACAGGGTGAACGTGATTGGTGGGGTACCCGACAGGCGTAGAACGATTGACGCCCTTGAGGAGATGTACATTTCCGAGCGCACTCGTACGGCCTATGGCAGCATGGGCCGTTCGCGAGTGTTACAGCCGCAGTTCCGTTGGGAAAACATTGGACAGAGATTTGCTGAAGCAATTGACTCTGTCGTTGTTGAAAAGAAGACTGCATGAGATTCGATCTAGTCGGTGACGAGAAGATGCGCAAAGTCATCGCTACACATGCGAAGCGGTTCCCTGACAGGGCAAGAGCTGCCCTGTTCTTTAGAGGGGAGCGTGTCATGACAGTGAGCAAGCGGGATTTTGTGCCTGTGGATGATGCCAACCTGAAGAACAGCGGGTTCGTTGAGGCGGCAAAGATCAAGCTTCAGGTGTTCCTCAACTACGGTGGGCCGGCTGCCCCCTATGCAATCGCTGTCCATGAGCATCTTTCACAGCACTCCCCACGTTCTTGGAAAGTGTCTGAGCGCCAAGGGGCTGGAGTAAGGTTTCACCCCCCTGGGCGCGGGCCTAAGTATCTTGAGAGGCCTTTGATGGATGCGCGTAGGACGCTTCTTCCTGACCTTGCTGCAGATTTGAAGGTGGACAAATGGCGCGCTATCTAGACATCCAGCCGCTACAGGATCCGTTCGATGATGGCCGCGAAGGGCAGCACCAGCGCATCACCTTCAATGTCGCCATTAGCAAAGTGTATTCTGAGACGTTGGAGGAAGAGTTGATCAAGATACTTACTGATGCCAATGTGGGCACCAGTGAGAACATTTTTGCTGGATCAAAAGCCGCTGTCCCTGAAGGCGAGGGACCGTATCTGCACGTCATTTCAACAGGGGGTGCAGCCCCTCAGCGTATTCATAATGAGATTTCACCACCAGCGTATCCTCAGCCGACTGCTCAAATCGTAGTGAGAGCGAATTCAATTGTGACAGCTAGAACAATGGCTTTCGCAGCATACTTGGCTCTTTCTGCCGTTCGTAACACCACAGTAACCCTGTAAAGGAAGGGAGGACGTAGAACAATGCCTGAAGCAATTTCTGCACAAGGAACTCTGATCGCCAGGGCTCCCGCTGCCACGCCAACGGTCTTCACGACCATCGCTGAGCTGAGGAATATCACACCTCCGCCGCTCACGCGCAACCCGATTGAGACCACTTCTCACAACGAAGTGGAAGAGTCGTTCGTTGTCGGCATTCGCCGCAAGGGTGAGATGACGTTCACCATCGGCTTTGTGCCAACGAACGCCACGCATGACCAGCTCACCGGGCTTGAGAAGGCTTGGTTGGATGGCAGTCGAGACATCTACCGCATCACGTACCCCGATGCCACTCAGTGGCTCTTCAGTGGGTTCGTGACGAACATCGCCCCCGCTGCGCCTGTGGATGACGGTCTGACGGCAGACATCACCATTCGGCCCACGGGAACCATGACGTTTGTCTAGTCTCAACTATTAAGACGGCCAACGAAGGAGTAGGTCAATGAGTGAAGAAAAGAAGCTGTTGTCGGCGGCGGAAATCCTCAGCGCTGAAGACATCGTCACACGCGATGTCCAGGTGGACGAGTGGGGCGGCACAGTAAGGCTGCGATCACTGGCAGGGGATGAGGTTGTGAAGTTTGTCCAGGAGTTGTCTGATGACCCTGCACAAAAGAACAACTCGGCCGTTCAGATTGTGCTGCTAAGTGCGGTGGATGAGTCTGGTGCCAGACTGTTTACCGTTGATCAGCTTGAGGCACTTCGCAAGAAGAGCTTTCGAGCAATTCTCAGGCTGCAGAAGGTTGCTCTTGAGATCAACGGGCTGTCCGAAGCTGAAACCGCTGCAACAAAAAACGACTAGAGCGGGGCAGTGCGCGCCGGTTCGCGTACCGTCTCGCTCTTAAGCTAGGGGAGTCGAATGTAGACAAGATGCTGCGGGGCCTGACTGTTCGGCAGTTCAGGGAATGGCAGGTCTTCGCAGATCTTGAACCGTTTGAGGAAACGAGACAGACTCATAGAATCGCACTGCTAACGAGGCTACTGGCCAATGCATTTCGTAATTCAAAGACGCGCCCTCAGCCTTACACGTTGCAAGAGGTTACCCCTCTGTTCGGGGATGAGGTCAAGAGCTCGACAAGTCCTCCAACTGACTGGCGTGTCATGAAGTGGATTGGCCAACAGATGTCAATGTCCTACTCCGATGGGAGAAAATAAGTGGCCCTGAATATCGGTACTCTTCAAGGCACCATTGACCTAGATGACCGATTCTCTAAGAAGCTGTCCTCAGCGGGCAGTGTTCTTGGAGGATTCAGTAAGGCGGCTGGGCTTGCGGCTGGAGCTATTGGTATCGCCGGGGCAGCCGCAGGCGCGGCGTTAGCTGTTGTCGCGAAGAAGTCGCTTGAAGCTGCCATATCCGCGACTGAGTCGGAGAACCTCTTTGAAGTATCGTTTGGGAACATGGCAGACGCTGCGAGAACGTGGTCTGAAGAGCTAAGTGAGGCTGTCGGGACCAACGAATTCAAGCTACGTGAGCAGGCGGCAACACTGTTCCTTCTTGCAGAGTCGATGGGCGAAACCACAGACTCTGCCCTGGGTATCTCTACTTCACTCGTTGAGTTGTCTGGCGATCTTGACAGTTTCTTGAACCTGAGTGAGAAGGGGATCGATCCGGTACAGGCCCTTCAGAGTGGACTCGTTGGGAACACCGAGGCGCTTCGTTCCTTGAACGTGTTTGTCAACCAAGCCCAGCTTGAGACGATTGCTTGGAACAAGGGCATTGCTGAGCAGGGAGTGAAGCTTACACAGAACCAGAAGTTCCTCGCCACGTATGAAGCGATTCTTCAGCAGACTGCAAAGGCCCAGGGCGATTTGGCACGTACCGTTGATTCGCCCGCGAATGCCTTGAGAATCATGGGGCAGCGGGTTGACCAGATTTCCATCTCGATTGGTACAGCCCTTCTGCCTGCATTTGCGGCATTTGTGGGAGTGGCAGGGGATCTAGTCAAGATCGTTAAGGACAATGAAGATGCCATCCAATCCTTCATTACTGGCGGTCTTGTCATTCTTAGTAAGGCTTTCGGCGTTGTTCTAAACGCTATAGCTCTGGTGAGCATAGGGCTTCAAGAACTCCGGATTGACTTTGTCGAGATAGAAGCCATCATCAAGAGAACGGGACAGGCTGCCGTATTCCTTGATGATCTTCGCAAGAATCCATTGGAGGCGGCACAGGCTTGGAAGAATCTTAAAGGAGCTGTTGCAGTAGTCGACGCTGAAGAGCAGAAGAACATCAAGACGATTAAGGATCAGACAAATGCGTTCACTGGGCTCATAGCAGACGTTACCCTTAGCAATGAGAAGTTTCAGACTAACATCCAAAGAACTAGGGACGCTACTGATTCTGCGGGCATGTTGGCTGAAGCGTATGAAGAGACGGGGGATGCCGCTGCTAACGCGGGAGTTGCGGCTGAGGCGGCATCGAAGAAGCTTTCAAGTCTGATTGACAACGCTATTACAGCCATAGAAACTCCAAGAAGTGCCATTGAGGAAATAGAGTTTGATAGTTTCCTTAAGCAGTTCGAGACCCTTCCAGACTTTGAAAGCCTGCTAAACCTCGAAGGGGCCAAGGATGCTCTCGCGCAGTTGGGAGCCGAGGCCCCTGGCAAATTCAGCATCCCCTTCAAGGAGGGTCTCAGTGCCTCCCTTATGGCGCTTCCGCAGGTGATTGTGGGGGCCATACAGGGCGGTGGGGATGTTTTCCGCGCGGTGGGTGCCCAACTAGGCGGGGATCTTGCTACGGCGATCGTGACTGGGAAAC